CCCTCAAACATTCTCCGAGCACACGGCACCTCCTATCGAGGACCAGCTGCTTTCCCGAACTAACAACCTTCCCGTCTACGACGAGTTGGGAGTTTACAGTACCATAGTTTTTATGGATGTAGTTTTTCCCTGGAGATAGATCCAGTCCAAATTCATGGACCATCTTTTTCCACTTAGGGTAAACAGTTGGGTTAGCTCTCATTAGTATATCATCCCCGTTGATCAAGTATTGATCGGGTTTGAGACCACAAAATGAGGCTGTGCAATCATTCAATAAACAAAGTAAAGGAAACGAAAGTAATGATCCCATCAATTGTCCTGACTGTTGTAAGACAGGCTTCAGGCCCGACCCTTTCGGGTAGACCAATAGATGAGGTGAAATTTCTTTCATTGCCCAACGCTTTGTTGGTTCATGATCAATGGATTCGAGTATGCCCTCTAGTAGAGCTTTCGAACCTTCAATCGCGAACGAATCGGTTGCTGCTGTGTAATCTCCTGAGATCCAAACATCATGAGGATCAGATCGATCATAAATATCTGCAATTGCAGTATTTAGACGATTTGTCCCATGCGTTAGTTGATATTGCGAAAAATCCCCGAGAGCAAGCCACATAGCTCGCTGTAGAGGTTTTAAGCAAAAAGTGTCACCTATACCCGCTGTGATCGTCCGAACTTTTAAAGGTTCAGCGATCGGCTCCACGCGGACCGGTAAAGGTCCAGATGGAGGAAAAGCAGGAAAGGAAAGACATTTTGTTCCACCTTCACCAGTTTGAAAGTCGAAGCTTTGGGTAAACCCAAATTCTTCTAATTCAGCAAGTAAAGGATCAAGAACAGATGTGTCTTGACATTTATCAACAACAGTTTGTATCCAAGTAGATCGGAAATTGTCATGGTATCTACACCTTTCCTTGAACTTAGTTCGAAGGAAAGAAAAAGAACCGGAAAAGGGCTCGGGATTCCAAATCTCGTTTACCCCTTTCCTATCAAAATCAACTTTCTGTTGGAAGAAAGTGTCCATGGACATCTTTCTCGCCACCACAAGATCTCGTTTTTTAACTCGAAATAGCAAGTTTTCTTGCCGAGTCCAACACGGATCTTCTATCAAAGTATGAATGTCGCCTTGTTCCACATGGAGCGGAACGTGAAAGCGTCTCCAAAAGGAGGCATCATCAATAATAGGATTGTTGTTTTTGTAAATCATGTTTAACTTTGCCCCGAAAGGCAAATTTGACGTCGCAATGATAATCGGAGAGCAGAATTTCTGCCCCTTTTCATCAAGATGCGCCATCGGTAGGATATATGGACAACACGAAACAAGAGTTTGAAACTCGCGTACATCGTGTCCGTC